CTCGATTCCTCCGCCGTGATCCTGAACGCCTTGGACTATGACAAAGCCGGAACACAGGCTCAGCAATGGTGGGCCGAAACATACCCGGGCCAGATCCGCTGGCCGGTGCCCACCGGCAAGGATCCCGGAGATGCTTTCAAGCAAGGCGTGAGTATCCGTGATTGGGTTCTTGCCGGGATCCCCAACCATCATGCGAAAAACAGGACAGCCGGGATGGAACCGTTGGATTGCATGGTGGAAGGGAAGGGGGGCTCGGAAAGAGATCACCGGAAAGTGGAAAAACCGGAACCGGATATAAAGAATGCCCCGGAGGCCCTCCGCGAGCTGGTAGCCCTTTTAAAAAATCTTCCGGTGAAAATTCACAAGAGAAACGGATCCACCCGCCTGATTGAAAATCAAACCTGGCTAAAAAGGAATTGGGAACTGTCGCAGAAGGTATCCGGCCTGGTTTATCTGAATCCTGAAAATTTTGAATATATCGAAGACCACCCGGCCGGCACCATCGACGGCCGGAATTTCTGGAGGGGCTACCATGAAAAAAACAGCACAGACCGGGCGAATCCTGGAAGAAGTCAAAGCGGAGCGTCACCGCCAGGATAAAAAGTGGGGTGTCCAGGATCACAGGCTGACGGTATGGGTGACGATCCTTGGCGAGGAGTTCGGCGAGGCCTCCAGAGCGGCCCTGGAAGTCTATTTCGCCCACCGTAAACGGCCCCAAAAAAGGACGTGGCTTGAACGGCTCCGAATGGAGCTGATCCAGGTGGCGGCCGTTGCCGTTGCCATCGTCGAACATCTGGACCGGAACCAGCTTAAAAGGAAGGGAGAAACCCATGGACATTAAAAAGCAGAACAAAGCGCTCAAGGCAGCAAGCGCCGCCGTATTCGGAAATTCCGCCAGGCTAGAGATTGTGGGCCCTAAAAAGCTGTCGATCCTTAAAAAAAATGCACGGTATTTCAAGCGGGACACCTACAAACAGTTAGTGAACAACGTAAAAGAGGACAAAATTCTCTCCAGCGTGCCGCTTTGCCATGTTGCCGAAGATGGATCCTACGAGGTGCTGTCCGGAAACCATCGGGTAAAAGCCGCCATCGATGCGGGCATAGAGAATATCCTGGTGATCATCCTGGAAAAACCGCTTAAAAAAGGCCGCCAGGTTGCCATTCAGCTCTCTCATAACGCCCTGGTCGGATTGGACGATAAAGGGATCCTGGCCGATCTGTGGCAACAGGTGGAGGATATCGAGCAGAAATTGTACTCGGGGCTCAATTCTGACCTGGTGGAAGAGTTGGAGCAGATAAAATTCGTGTCGCTTTCAACGCCCAACGTGGCCACCCGGACAGTCGCCTTTATCTTCACCGAAACAGAGGACGCACACTTTGACGATGTAGTGACGGAGCTGAATACCGTTGCATCGAAAAAATGGGTCATGGCTCCCCTTGAGGTTTTCGACAGGTTCATCGAGCGCCTGCAGGCGGTAAAGAAAAACAAGGAAGTCATAAACGGATCCATGGCCATCCTGGGCATGTTGAATATTGTAGATGAATATCTCGAAAAAGCGGCCGCCGAAGCCCCACCGGAGGAGGTGGTCACATGAGCTTTATCGGAGCGATACCAACGGATATCAGGCGAATGGTGGCAAACTACGCCGGCAAGGTTAAACATCCGGTGGTTGTGGTGGGTGCTGGAAATTTTACGATCCCGGCGGTGTTGAGAAGCGCGGGATACAAGGGGAACATAACCGCCTGCGACATCACCCTGTACACAACGGCAGTAGGAGCCTATTTGACGGATATCGAGGTCGGTATCGCGGAAAACCCCGACTGTCCGGAAACCCTGAAAGGGCTGCTACGCTGCGGATCCCCGCTGGAAACAGCGGCATCCATCGCCCTTGTCTACGATCTCAAGCAGATATGGAAAGAAAAAAATCCGTTTCAAAAGCGGTCCATGGACCAATACCGGGCGCAATGGGACGTCCTGGTAAAGAAAACCATGGAGAAAATGGCCGAATATAAAAAACACCTGGGGAAAATCGACTACCGGCCGCAATGCGGATATGCCCTGCTCAAAGAACTTTCCGGGCAGGATCTCACTATTTTTTCATACCCTCCGATATACAAGGGGGATTATGAAAGGTTGGACAGGCTGCTTACAGCCGTCGCCACATGGACGCCTCCGGATTATACCCCTCTGCTGGACAACGACACCCGTTTCTATGACCTGGTAAAGGGTTTTCCGGCCTACCTGGTCGTTTTGTATAAAGACCTGCCCGAGGTCCACGACATTATCGGCAAACCCGCGTCAATGGTATTCTCCAAGGGACGGGGCGGCAACAACCTGTCCATCGTGGCGCGGGGATTTGAGAAAAAATATCTGATCAGACATGAGATCCCCTCGAAAACGGTGGGTCCCTACCTGGATCCCGACTACGAAATCACCGGAAAGGAGACGGTGTCATATCTCAGGATCACCACCGATCAGTCCATACGGATGAACGAGCTGTTTGCCTCCACCCGGATATCGAGCTTTTCGGGCGGTGTGCGCCTTTCGGTAGCCTTCACCCTGGACGGCAAGGTATTCGGCAAGGCCGATTTTTGTCCGTCAACCTTCCAGTGGAAGCTCCCGGAAATTAGGGGCCGCCGCTCCATGGTCTACGTGATGAGCGATCTTGTGATACCCCACCACACCCGCAAGTTGACGAAATTGATCCTTTTGAGCCTCCTGTCTGCGGATATCCGGCAACTCCTCAACCGGGTGCTGCTTGAAAAATACACCTACGCCACGACAACGGCGTTTTCCGTGCATCCGGCCTCCATGAAATACCGGGGCGTGTTCAAGCTCCACAAGCGCCTCGATAACGAGAACGGCACCGGCTACCGTCTGAACTACTACGCCCCGTTCAAAGAATACCCGCTGGTCGATGCACTGAAAATCTGGAAAAAAAGATATGGGAAAAAGGCAAAGTAGATGGATAAGGAACTCCTCCAAATCGTCGAGCAAAGCAACAAAACGGACTTAACAGCCCTTATAACGGCCAAAGAGAACGCCAAAAAGGCCATGCTGGAGGATCCCTCACAAACCAACATCGCCGCCTTTGAACGTGCCCGGCGGGCGCTGGATGCCATAACGGCGGATCCCACGGCCACGGAACCCGCATTCAAGAACAGGGCAGCGGTTTTAAAGCACCTGCAACAGGCGGGCTACAAGCTCGGCAGGCAAAAGCTGTACAACGATGTCAAGGCGGGCCTTCTCCGGATGAGAGCGGACGGGACGGTGGCCGAATCCGCCGTGGAGACCTACGTCAACAACCCCATGGCCCGCATCGTCGCGCCCGAAACCATCGAGGATCCCGAAGAAGCCGCCGCCCTTTCAAATCTCCAGCGGCAAATCAAGGAGGCGGAGCTCGACCGCATCAAAGAGGACACCGCAGGCAAGCGCCGGAAAAACAGGGTGGAATCCGGGCACCTCATCCCGCGCGAAAGCCTGGAGATGGAGGTAATCGCGCGGGCGCTGGCCTTGAAGGCGTTTTATATGCAGCAGTTCAGGTCCAACGTCCTGGAGATGATCCAGTCGGTAGGAGGCCGCCCCGCCCAGGCGGAAAACCTGCTCTCCCTCCTGGGGAGCATAGCGGAAGAGGCAACGGGCCGATATGCGGACCTCACTCGGTTCCAGACAATCATCTTGCCGGAAAAAATGGAGGAGGCATGATCGAGATAACGGAAAACAACGCCGGGATTACGATCCGGGTGTGTGCTCAACCCTGGATGCCCGAACATGTCAAGGCACAGGTCGAGACATTGGGCCGGTTGGATTACACCGTCAAGATCCCGAAGGTGGAGAAGAAAACCCTCCGGAGTCGGAAAAAACCGCTCCCGAGCAAGTGGGCCGAAAGCCACCGGAATATCACCATGTCGTCGGTGCCAGGTCCCTGGAGAAACGAGCTCACCCCCTACCTGGCCGGGATCATGGACTCCGGCGCACACCCGGCGGTGCAGGTGGTCATCCTCTGCAAGGCTCCCCAGGTGGGCGGCTCCGAGGTGGTTCACAATTTTGTGGGGTATTGTATCGACCATGAACCCGGCCCCGTCTTGTACGTCTACCCGGATGAGCTTACCGGCAAGGAGAATATGCAGGACCGTATCCAGCCGATGATCAACTCAAGCCCCAGGCTCCGCAGCTATAAGACCCGCCGTGTAGAGGACATGACCACCACCCGTATCAATTTCCGGCACATGCCCGTTTATCTGGCGTGGGCGGGATCGCCGATGCGTCTTGGCAATAAGCCGATCCGCCACGTCATTCTTGACGAAATAAACAAGTATCCGCCCCTTGCCGGAAAAAAGGAAACCGATTCAGTCAGCCTCGCTGAAAAGCGGACCAACTGGTACAAGTGGACCCGCACCATCTGGAAAATATCCACGCCCACCGATGAAAAGGGCCGGATATCGGTTGCGCTTAATAAAGAGGCCCAGGTGGTTTTTTACTGGTGGGTGCGCTGTCCGGATTGCGGCCGCGATCAGCTCATGGAGTTCGGTGGTAAAGGCGATCCAAAACCGGGCCGGGGCCGGATACGATGGCCGGAAGATGAACGGGATCCGGAGCGCATCGAAAATAAAAAGCTCGCCTGGTACGGGTGCGGCCATTGCCGGAGTAAATGGGACGATGCCAAGCGGGACATGGCCGTCCGTGCGGGCCACTGGCGCGCGCAGGGGCCGGATGATAAAAAGGTGGGCCTCGGACTGAAAACCTACCTCGACACCAATAAACCCTCGAAAATCGGCTTTCATATCCCCGCCTGGCTCAGTTATTTCGTGTCGCTGTCCGAGTGCGCCGCCGCCTTTTTAAAGGCTCAGGGAAGTTTTGAAAAGCTCAAGGATTTCATGAACAACTACAAGGCCGAGCCGTGGCGGCTCCGGGTGGTGTCCAGCGAGAATGTAAAGATCCTGGATGCCCGCTGCGCCCTAAAGCCTGAAACGGTGCCCTCAACAGCCGTTGCCCTTACCGCCGGAATAGACCGCCAGCTATACAGCTATTGGTTTGTGGTTCGCGCCTGGGCAAACGATTACACGTCCTGGCTCATCCATTACGGCCAGCTCGCCACCTGGGAGGATGTGGAAGCCCTCCTTTTTGAAACCGCCTATCCCGTTGCCGATTCGGGGCGAACAATGGGCATTGCCCGGGCCGGGATCGACACCGGTGGCGGCAAGGGTCAGGAAGAGGGGGGCGTCAGCCTTACGGAAGATACCTATTGGTGGCTTCGTCAAAACCACCGGGGCAGGGGTTGCCGGGTATGGGGCACAAAGGGATCCTCCCGGCCACTTGCCAGTAAAATGACCCTGGGAAAGGTCCTGGACCGGATGCCGTCGGGAAAACCCTTTCCCGCAGGCATCGGGATCCAGTTGGTGCACCTCGACACGGAAAGGTTGAAAGATGCCTTTCACTACCGCCTGGGCAATGCCATCGAACCCGGCCCCCAGGCCGCCCACCTCCACAGTAAAACGGGTAAGGACTATACCCGCCAGATCTTAGCGGAGGTAAAGGAGCGGGACGAAGACAAGGGCGTTGAAAAATGGGTCAATCCCCACAACCGCGACAACCACCTCTTTGATTGTGAGGTGATCTGTCACGCCACCGCCGATCCGGAGTTCCCGGGTGGCGGAATCCATTTAATACGGCCGTACGTTTCGCCGGTACCGCCGCTGGCTAAGCCGCAACGGCCGGAAGAATCTAAACCGGGATACCAGCGGCCCGGATGGTTGAACAGATGAGCATGGATCAGGAGAATAAAAGCAGCAAAATCCTGAAAGGTATAGAGCCCATCAGCCGATATTGCGGGTTCTCCAAAGCGATTTTCAGCGACGTGGTGGCCGATGGCCTCCCCGTCCGTCTCTGGAAGGGGATATGGTGGGCGCATACCGATAATCTGGATGAGTATTTCAAGCGGTTTACGATGGTGAGGAACTCCCGGCCGTTGACGGCTGCGGAGTTGGTAGAAGAGGAAACCGAATAGGGAAAGGAGTAAAACCCCATTGACAAGATTACATGCGGCAATCTGAAGGTTTCAGAACGCTGCAAATAAAATGTCATCTTTTTTATTAGAATTGACCTTCTTACCTTGTGTCAAAACCAGCCATAATAGTTATTTAATGCGGTTGCTAATAGGCTGCTCGCTATGCCCAACTCTATTTTCCAGGATGAATCCACAGCTTTCGATAACATCCCTTGCAACCAGCGTTTAACAGATGGACCAAACTTTTTACAGCTATGACTAATGTCGTTGTCATCGTCTTGAATAGCTTTTTTTAATAATGAAATATCACTTTTGGAAACACCATTATGTTGAAGCGTTTTTGACAAAGCTCCAAAGTCTCCTTTAAGATTTGTATTATTTACGTTTTGAGTATTGCTACTACCCACAACAATGGTTGTGTTGTTGCCAAATATTGTTTTATTAAATAAATTAGCTGCATCAAAAGTGTCCGTACGAGCTTTAACTTCTTCTTCGTTCAATTCCCCTGATAGTTTTTCGTTTAACTCTAGCACAAAGTCCAATAACCGAGAACGGACCTGAATTACTATTTGTGTAATATCAGCAAGTTGTATCTCGCACCATGCTCTTTGGATTCTATAGCTACTATCCAAGCCCTTTTCTAATAATCCGTTTGCTTCCATAGGAATAGGGGACTGTAATAAACCATTATCCTTTTCAATCCATTTTTCAAGCACCGCTAATGATTGAGACATTTTCGAAGTTATTAAGGAATTTCGATAGTCCTCATCTAAGTGTCCAAGTGGAATTGGATGCGAATTAACTTGATACGCAATATTCGTTGCATTTACGAGAACTTGTGCAGATAAGGTTCGGTAGGAGGGAACTAAATCCTTATCAGGGTATCCATTGAGCTCATTGTTAACCCACTCAATTAACTCTTTTCGACCTATCTTATGGAGAAGAACTTTTGTTTTTATTAAGGCATTGCTTAGTTTTCCTTTATCAGAGCTAAGAATTTCAATTATTTCATCTATTAGTCGCATTTTTTAGCCTTAATATTCCAGTGAAGCGCAAAAGGATTAAACCTTGAATGCAGGATAT